ATTAGTATTTTAGAGTTAGGGTTTCCCCAACCAACATATTTACCATTTTGATTACAGTAATTTACAAATTCCTTAAATTCATCTAAGTATTCCATAGTATATCAATTTTATTTGGACAAATATATATGATTATTTTATATACGACAAATAATAATTAAAAAGCCCCGACTACACTTAGTCGAGGCTTATTCCTTTTGGAGTAAATAGCGTATTGTCTCTCGCTTTCGAAAACTAGCAACTTTTCCGTAGAGAGATGATACAAACAGACATCTACGTCTGTACACAAATATAGGAATTATAAATGAGATTACCAAAAGAAAAGCCCCGAATCAGTAGGACAGGATTTTGGGTTTATGAAAAATATAACAGCACAATTTTAGTCTATATTGAAAGGATTGCAAGTTAACTTATAGTAGTTTTCTTTGGAAGGATAGACCTTAAAAAAATCAATATTTTCACCTTTTAATTTATAATAAATATCTTCTTGGATTCTTTTGTCACATTTGAAACCAAAATAAACTCTTCTTATCATTGAGCGTTTTATTGGTATTTTTTTTGCAAATTCAGTATTCATCAGATTTCTGTCATTTATAATAATCCGCCATTCATCCTCATCATGATAAACCATAGACTTTGATAAAAGCCCTCCTATAATACCTTTATTGGGGCTATATTGATCTTCGTATTTAACTTTCCGAAATAAGCAATATTCATCTTCTATTTCTAGCTCAGAAAAATTATAGCAAATGCATATTCCCCTATGCATACCTCCATAAAAAGACCATTTTTGGGGTTTCAAATAAAAATCATCATCTTTTACTTTTCCAAAACATCCAATTCGAATACCATTGAATATATCTATAAAAGGTATGCCATTATCTTTGTCCTGCAAAATAGGGGAATCCATTGGATCATTAAACTCAGAGGGATGTTTTAATAGAATACAATCAAGTATAGAGTCTATGTTATCCTTTCGTACACTAAAAAACTTATAGAATTCCATAGTCTTATGTACATTTTTGCTATAAGCTTTAAAATGTAATTCTGTACTCTTAATATAGCATCTTTTAGATTCCGCGTGATTATTCTCAGATAGTAAGCAATACCCTTTTATTGCATAGGATTGTGCGATATCACACATGGTATATTCATCTTCATCTACTGAGTATACATTAATAGCAGAATCAGCCCAATGAATTGCTGTTTCCCAATCTTCATTTTTTATACAAACGAGTGCATTCTGGATACAAATGGCTCTATTTTCATTATCCGAATTATTCCAATTTAGTTCAGACAGCTTTAGTGTTTCTTTTAAGCTATTATTTTTCATATAAATTTTCAAAGGAAATCTTTAATTTAAACATTTAAAAATAAAATTGCTACTAAATATGTAATGACATTATCATTTTTAAGATGGGATACAAAATAAAGCCCCGAATCAGAGAGACGGGGTGAATAACAAAGTCACTAAAAATACTTAAATGATAGTTGTTGTTTGGTAATATTGTATTTAGTTCACAGAAAAAACAACTCTTTCATAGGTTGGGAAATCATCTTTACCAATTTCGCTTTTCATGAAATATCCGATACGAACCTCTGTGTCTTTTTCCTTCAGATAATTTTTAATTCTAAAAGCGTTTACCCCTTTTTGTGGTTTATAATATTCATCAAATAATAGTCTAGAGTTTCCATCTTTGTGTACCTTATTAACAGAAAGGTATATGATTATTTTATCCAACAGTTTTTCATCTCGAAACTTTATTACAAAATCCAAATAGTCTCCAGATATATCTTTTGGCGCTTGGAATATGAAATTAGAGCTGTAACCACTAACCTTATACCCTTTCATTTTTCCAGCGTACACACTCTCGTCAATAATTTCATTGTATGTCTCTATCTCATATATCTCCTTTTTAATATTCTCTATAGCATTTTCAACATTAGGAATAACTCCGGATTTATTTCCAGCAATTTTCTCTTGCTTTTTTAAGTTTTGTAGTATTTCATAATACTCTGCATTCACTTTTTTTAAGCTATCTATTATTTCATCTTTTCTTTCTTTGGTAAAAGACAAACTATCATAATTATTGGCATTCTCCTTATATAATAATTTGTTAAACTTATCCACGAGTGTATCTATTTGATTTTCTGAATAATGATTTAGGTATAATATGGATGAAATAGCTAAAACAACCAAAAGCAATGGATAATATCTATATTTCTTATTCATAGTTACTTTTTTCCCTTTTACCAATAATAGAAGGAAACAGAGAATGACAGATATCCCTAACGATAAAACTATATAATCTAAACTATTCATGTGTTTCAATTTTTTTATTATTAAGCAACGCTATTAAAGTTCCACTCCAACTCAATCCTGCAAAAATTGCACTCTTTAGATTATCAGGCTCAAGCAGTACAATAGATAATACTGCTCCTATTATTGGTAGTAATAGAAAATCAAAACGAGCATAAAACTTATCACTTTTCTCAGGAAACATTTTCTTCAAAAAAGGCTGTGTACCCTTAAAATCATCTGAGTATAATGAAAGTATATGTCCACATACCGCTCCAAACCAAGCTAAAATACATGGTTTGGTTGCTATATCAAGTATTATATCCGCAACATTCATTGATTTTTGTATAATTTTTGCAAATATACTATTTTCTAAGCAATCTATGCAATAGCCATGCTAGTATTATGATTACAATAAAAGCAAATAATGCCCAAACCACCCTACCAATTTGCTTAAGAACCGTCGGTTCTTCCTTCTGCTTATGCTCTTCCTTAACAATACACTCCTTCTTCTTAGCATAGATTTGTTTATTGGTAAATACATTAGTTTGAGTGCTTTCCTTAGCAGCAACCTTCTTGCCTACCTCCTTCAGAATATTCTTCCTCGTCTCCGACTTGATAGGAGGTTTACCAGTAATAGGATCAATCGGTTTGCTTGTATCATAAACCGTAGTAATCTCTTCAGTTTCTTCAGTTGATTTCTCTGTTTCTGTTTTGGTTACTTCTTTACTAGCAGAAGCACTATCATTACGAGTATGGTTCAAATTCTCTTCAACAGATGATTCCTGCCGAAGATTAGACTTACTACTACCACATCCGGCTATTGACATTACTGTAAACATGACTACTAAGGATATCCCTCCAATAATGACAAGGTGGCGCATTTCTATAACTCTACCTTTCATGGCCGTACGATTACAGGTTTCATAAAATTAGAGAACTCACTCCTCACGTCGAAGCACGGACATGCCTTGATATACTCTGCCGGTTCCACTTCACCACTACCGTCCAAGTCCGGCGAAGTGTCCCGGTGTCCAAGTAGTTCAATGATATCATACTCTTTACAGAGCTTTACAACCAAATCACGGAGTGCATTCCGCTGTTCAGGTGTCCGAGTATCAGCCGGCTTACCGTTGGCATCCAATCCGCCAATATAGCAGACACCTATTGAGTGCTTATTGTACGAAGAATCAGAAAAGCCCTTCGTATTGCAATGCGCCCCGTCAATGCTTAACGGTCGCCCATTTTCTACCATTCCATCCAGGTCAATGACAAAGTTATAACCGATCTGATTGAATCCCCGAGCCCGGTGCACCCGGTCAATGTCCTTTGCACGTAAATCCTGTCCGGCACGTGTGGCCGAACAATGAATGATAATAGCATCAATTTTCTTCATTTCTTCTCCTCCTTATTCTTTGTTACTGGACCAATCTTTACCAAATTGACACGGAAAATGATAGCTATCAAAATGGCCGTTCCTAACCAATGCCAAGAATCTTGAAAAATAAACTCCAAAACTTCAATCATTTTGCACCTCCTTTTTGTAAGTAGTTCGTTAAGTAAGGGATATTCTTTATAAACTCGACACTTAGCACATAATGCAAAAAGGCTACTACCTTATAACCATTGCTAGAGTTGGGTAGAATTTCTTTAATATTCCTTAGAATATTTACCCCGTAGAAATAGAATACGCTGTACGTAATAAATGAAACACACTGTAGCGCACCTTCTGGATTGCCCTTGTGTTCACCTATAAAGTAGATGCAGCTAACCAAGGCAAAGAAAATAGTTGCTTCTACGATACACCTCCAAGCTTTTTTAAAAGAAAAACTCTCATGATTGATAAGGAGTGCAGTAAGCAGTCCACAAATGAAATTAAGAGCAAATACTGCAATAAGACTTTTGATCTCCCCGGAAATAGGATTGAGATAAGCAGCTATACCGGTAACCAATCCAATGAGTAAGTTTTTGAAATAATCCATAATCATTTATCTAAAATATTAATACTTCATTTCAAGACCCCACCACAATCGTCAATGGCTGTCTGAAATACCTTCTTCACTTCGCCAGAGGTTAGCCCATGATCCTCATGTAGCGAGAAGCCGGTTACTCCATTTCGCGATGCATTGAAGAATCCGACAGTCGTTTCATCCTTAATGATTTCGGCAGTAATATCTTTGACTGCCTCGGTGCCACGGGTTGACATTCTGTATTTAACCCTGATAGCTTCCGTAACCTTAGTTGTAGCGGTACTGTTAGTTGCTGTGATGTTCATTCCTTGTTTCCTCCTTCTATTAAATCATAAATTTGTCCGTATGCACCAGATACAAAGAAGTCTGCACAAATTTCCTTCAATAAGGTTGCATCTTCTGTCTCTATATCAAGTACACCACGATTGTTAATAATCTGTTGTAACATTTTATACGCACGCAACTTTTTCGACATATCCAAACCCTGTTGAGGGTTAGAACCTGCTGCATACAATGCCTCTGAAACCATATCACGGAGATACTGCTTTACCTCTTTACCGTTGATTACTTTAATAGCTTCATTGCCTTTAAAATCGAGTAAAGGCCTGTTTAAATTGATTTTCATAATTATTTATATATTAAGCGATTGATACCAATAACCCTTTTCTGAATTTCATATTACTACCAAAATCGAAATCAATACCTTGGTAATAGTTAATCCCACCATTTCCATCCCTAGATGTAATACAGCCAAAATTATCAGCTAAGCACAATTCACTTGACAATGTTCCTTTCACGTAAACACCTCCATCAAAGAAGCCGGCATACGTTGTATTTGCCTGTGGATAACTCCGGTCTGATTCTTTAAGATTTCTCGACGCATAAATACAAGCCCCACCTAAATTTGAGCCAATCGCAGCAACTCCAAATCGTCCATCGGTAGCTGCGTCGAATGTTACATTTACAACACCTTCTTTTGCCTTGCCTGAACCCAGTTTTAAGCTTCGAGAAGTGCCACCGAAATAGTCGCTCATAGTCCATATCAACCTACCGTTTTCGATTGAAAATCCTCCGATAAATCCTACATTCGCATCGACACGACGAACCTTTATCAAGTCAGTATTCAAATACCCTCCTACAACAATGGTAGAACCAAGCTGGGCAGCTTCGACAGCATCTTTGAATGCTAATCCACCCAAACCGGAACGATCTACTTTTGAATTGATTACTGTCTGCAGATCACTATGAAGCGCTGTGATGGTGACAGCTCCTTCTAAATTAATTTTAGATGAGTGGATAGTCGTTTCTCCGGCCGCCTGGTTAATATAAGATATAAGCGTATTGCCGTTTTCCAGTTCTTTAGAAGCATATATCTTATTACCGTCTGCTGTGGTAATCCACCCGGCAGTATCTATCCGCTGCGTCAAGCTATCAACTCGAGTTACTTGTGCGGAGATTTGAGTATTGAGCACTTTCAAATCAGCAGTACATTCATCTGAATAGCTTTTCAGTTTGTCTTGAATAGCTTTGTTTGCTCCTTCAACAGCTGTATTGAAACTGGCTAAAGCAGAGTTGAATAAAGCGAACTTATCATCTACATTCTTTTTTTCCTCAACAGTCGTTTGTCCATCTGCAATAGCCGTATTTATTGCAGCAATAAGATTATCAATTGCACCTGACAAAGAAACCTTAGCATTAAGTAGATCTGTTTTAGCAGAGCCTTCCAGATAGGCATTCACGTATAGTTTATTATATGTAGCTTCAACGGCAGATTTCGTATTCTTAACTGTATTCAGATACTTCTCTATTGCTTTCGCTTCCGCCCCGTCAATAATACCATCAGCAAAAGCTCCATCTACGTAGTCATGTAAGCCATCGACTGAATCGGCTGCATCTTGTGCAGCCTTGGCTGCGTTCGCAGCGTCCTCTAAAGCTTGTATCGCTTGTTTCAGTGCCTCGTCGGAATATTCCTTTAGTTTATCCTGTATTGCCTTATTGGCTTCCTCTACAGCTGTGTTGAAAGTCGCTAAGGCTGAATTAAACAGAGTAAACTTATTATCGACCTCTCTTTTTTCCTCTGCAGTGGCCTGTCCGTCAGCGATGACCGTATTGATAGCATTTATAAGGTTCTCAATACTTCCCATCAATGTAACCTTAGCATTGAGCAAACTAATCTTTGCAGAGCCGGATAAATAAACATTCGTGTAGAGTTTATTGTAAGTTGCTTCGATAGCCTGTTTGGTATTGTTGACAGTATTGATATACTTCTCAATAGCTTTTGCTTCTGCTTCGTCTATAATTCCGTCAGCGAAGGCTCCATCTACATAATTATGAAGTCCTTCCACTGAATCAGCAGCATCCTTGGCCGCTTTAGCTGCATCCTTTATTTCCTGATGAGCATCTTCCCATTCAGATAGATTTTCTAATCCGGAGGAACCGGCTTTAATTTGAATATTTCCGCCTATTTCCCCTTTTACCAAATCGAAGTACGTCTTTCCGTCCGGCGAAATAATCCGTTCTGTTGTTACACGTCCCGGGAGAATCTCTGTGAATCCGTATAATTCGACAAAACTTCTACTACCGTCATACTCACTATTAAGCACTCCAGTGAGTAAATGATAATATCCGGTTATCTGTTCCATTTTAATAGCCGTTTCACTCAAGAGGAATGTTCCGGCTTGATTCTCCTTGCCAACTTTAGCATATAGATAATATTTCTTTTCCGGGTCAATGAGTGTCGGAGAATTGTATTCAGCCATATCCCAGTACTTATATTCGTCTGCCTTATGAGAAGAAGAAAGAGAACTGATACCGAGTGTTAAATGCTGAAGGATTCCTGCCGGAGCAGTTAATACTTTGGTGCTAGTATTATAGGTGATATTGTGAGATACCTGCACTGGATTCGTTTTTGAATTGACAAAACGGAATTGCAAGCTTTCGTCGCCGACAAGTAGTTGCATGGTTGAAACGGTTATCGGATTGACAGAGCCGGAGAAGTTCAACAGTGCATCTTCAAGCATAGACATCGTTTCCTTTGCGTCACGAAACCGTCTCTTTGTGAATTGTAAAGCGTCCTTATGCTTCTCAATAACTGTCACCTCGTTAGTTTCTATCTTGTTCAGATCACTTGAAACAGACGTGCCTATCGGTTCGTTAGACAATTCAATTTCGGGTGAATACGGATTATTCACAAAACGTTTGATTCCTATCATCCGGATAAGAGAACCTTCCGGATGAAACTGTGTGTCAGAGAAGTTTACATATCCACCTAGCACAATCTTTCCGCCTATCTCCAACCAGCGTTTTTTAGCCCAAATACCGTCCAATGTCCCGGTAAATATGAATGCTTTATCTTCATGTTCATAGAGGTATTTAGCAGCTTCCTTGAAAGCTTCCCAGCTCGCACCCGTTTGTGTACTATCGTTACAGATATAAACCTTCGGCAATTGCATTCCGAACACTGCGTATGTATCACCAACCTTCGGTCGCCAGACTTCCGGCTCCGGCATAGTAATACCATCAATTTCCTGCGGAACAATTTCAAATCGACGTGCCTCTTTCTTGTCTTTCGCTTCATGGATATACTTTACTTCGAACTCCTTGCCTGTAAGCATACCAGTCTGGAAAATAACCGTCATTGTTTCTCCTGCTATAAGACAATCTTCGAAATTCAACTCTTCAGGAATGTCTTTATCTACAAAGTCAAAGAAGTTATTCTCCTTGTTCACTTCAATAACAGAACTAACAGTACCAACACGGGAAGGATAAATAGCTGTACAGTCCAGACTATCTTCCTTTGCTGTTGTAAGTTCTTTATCAGCACGCATGACACAAGTTCCATCCGCATCTGTCTTATACGTTCTCCCTTCGTAAACAAGAGTCTTATTCTTTGGAAGTAACAGGTATTTAGATCCGTATGTAGAATAATCAATATTGCGATCTGTAGTTTCTACCAAAATTATTTCGGGTGGTATATCCCCAGAAGTCCTACCAACACCGACCTTGAAGCCGTGGCCTTTACCATACGACAGTTTCAAAGGGTTCTCCTTGTTATACTCAACTTTACGCAGATGGATAGTCTTAATTTGCTTTCCATTCACAGTTTCTTCAGTGATCTGCCATTCTGTTTCATATAGTTCTGCAAGTTGATTGAGAGCGTCAAGTATATAGGTGTGATTGTAGTTGATTACTTTCTCCGTTCCCTCGATACAATCACCGACTTTCCACCCGGTACTCCGACGGTTCAGGTTTTCAACGAGTAGACGTAGATGTTCGTGTGCCTTAGCTGTATATGAGAACTTAATACTTCTATCAACGGTATGGCGTACTTTCCACAACATCGTATCAGCCTTCCCAGTTTCCAGAATCAATGTATATTCGAAGTTACGTTCACCGTTCTTCTTGAAATTGCTATCCTTCTTCAAGGAATAACGCTTCCCGTAGAAGTCACACCAGGAGCCAACTGGAATTTCAATATACCCCGGATGTGAAAAATACAAAGTGAGTGTATCTTCTCCCATGATAGCTTCATAAGAGTAGCTTTCATCCTTTACTTCGATTTTTATTTCCTTATCACCATTATATAAACTTATCATGTCCTTAGAATTATATCCTAAAATATAAACGTCAAATAGAAATGTATTGAATAATAGGCATAAAAGTAAGGAAATGATAGACGAATCATTGCCAAAATAATATATAACACACAACATCAACGGCATTGTCACGAAATAAATCAAAATGAAAAATATTTAAAAGAAATCACTCAAAATGTAGTTTAATTCACCTAAGTTCTCTCGGAACAAATTGTGCGTTGAAAGATTTTTCCAATGTTACGACACAGAACCTCGGACAGAATGGTTACTGTAAGTTTCCAAATGGACTGTTAATCCAATGGGGAAAAGTTTCAGGTTCTTCAGTTGTTAGCTACACCATAACTATGTCTACATCATTTTCTGATAAAAGTTATAAGATATTTGCAACAGTTTACAAGCCTTCATCTGACAGTAGTGTTTATTCCGCATCACCTATTGATGATTCAACTAAAACAGTTAGCCGATTTTGTATTAATAGAAATTACGCCTCTGGAGGGAGTACTGGATTATCACAAGAAACTTTTGATTGGCTTGCTATTGGGCGTTGGAAATTATGAAATAAATTATAACATTGAAATAAGAATGTATAACTTTAGTAGAAAATTGGTAGTCTTTTTTATAATCTTTTTTGCGCAAAGTTCTCTCGGGACTAATGCTATACAATTAGAATCACAAAATCTATGGAATGAAAAAGCACAAAATGGATATGTAAAACTAAGTAATGGGTTGTTGATCCAATGGGGGAAGCAACTTGGTTCAACGGCTACCACGGTTACAATTTACATGCCTCTTTCTTTTTGTAATACTGATTACATTATCCAAGGCTGTATTATTAAAGATGCTTATGATGGAAATGTATATACTGCTACACCATTAATTAATCCAACTATTAGTAGTTTTAAAATGGATAGAAATTTTGGTTCAAGTTCAGGAACAGGAGTTTCCAGGGCAAAGTATAGTTGGATAGCAATAGGACGTTGGAAATAACTAAATTATAAATTATGAAGTATTGGAAACAAGGATTCTATGACGAACCGGTAGACGGTTCAGTAGAAATAACAGAAGAGTATTATCAAGAGTTATTAGCAGGGCAATCAGCAGGGTTGATTATAGTTGAAAGCAAGAATTGCTACCCAATATTGGTAGAATATGAGTACGACATCGAAGAAGTGCGAAAAATGAAAATATCTGAAATACAGATATTTGACAAATCGGCCAATGTCAATTCTTTTAAAATTCAAAGGAAAAGTGTATGGTTAGACAAATCCACACGTGTTGGATTATTTAACTCAATTTCGATTGAGAAACAAATCGGTAAAACAGACACGGTATTGTGGTATGACGCAACAAAGTATATCATTCCTATTCCAGATGCTTTAGCAATGCTGAATAAGATTGAGATGTATGCACTAAACTGCTACAATGTAACACAATTGCACATCGCAGCAGTCAGAGCATTGCAGACTATTGAGGAAATCGAAAACTATGATTATACGATAGGGTATCCGGAAAAGTTGAGCTTTCCAGGATAACCAGTTTTGAAGTTGTATGCTTCAATTTCTTCTTTTGTTTCTAATTGATTGATAGCGTTGATATGCCTTTGTGTTGTGTCATAGCACGCAAGGGCATACAATTCTAACTGTTGTAACATGTCAATAGCTCTTTCGATTGATAAGACAAACTTTGTATCATCAATCCAGATACTTGTTTCAGATCGTCCGGCTTCTTTCTCGATATTGATTGAGTTCATAAGCCCTACACGAGTGCTTTTGTTTAACCAACCGAATACATTATCAATACTGAACCGATTCACTATTTGGGATGAATCGAACAATCGTAATTCATCAAGTTTTTGTACCCTGATTTCTTCAATAGTAGCCTCGTATACAACTAAGATCGGATATCCTCTGGTGCTTTCAACTATGAGTAATCCAGCTGATTGTCCGGCTAATAACTGGCTATAATGCTCATCTGTAATTTCTACCGAACCGTCTACCGGCTCGTCATAAAATCCTTGTTTCCAATACTTCATGATATTTGTTTTTAAATTATTTCCAGCGACCGATCGCAAACCATGTAAAATCCCAGCCAGTCCAAACGATAGCCGGAGTTGAATTTATTCCACGGGTAAGGAATTTAAAATATGATTTATTCTTATTATTAGGGTCATAACCCGGAGCATACACAAATGATTCACCTGTAACGTTTATCCCTCCAGTAAGATAAACGTTGTAATTAGTATCATAGAAGCTGGTAGGGAAATACAGACTAGTTGTCCCCGTTGCTCCAGCTCTTGTTCCCCATTGCATTAATAAGCCATTACTATACTTGACATATCCGTTTTGTCCCAAATTTTGACTAGCTACTTGAGTTGCATTAGTTCCGAGAGAACTTAGTAAAGTTTTCTCTGCGTCAGTCATAAATTTTCTAGTAGTACTTTCTTCAATCATTGATGCTGGATGAGAAGCCGGATGAGAGTAATTATTAGCTCCGGAGGCTATTCCACTAAGTTTTGTACGTTCTGCATCCGTCATAAAACGATGAGTCGAATCTTCTTCAACGTCCGTCGCTGTATGTTTATGAGAACTTGCAGCATAACTACCCTTAGGTTGGTATACTGAATCGTGGTTGTGATTTCCTGCAGCCTTACTATCCCAATTTGCCTTTTCTGAATCCGTGACAAATCTATGCGTACTATCTTGGTTAATATCCGTCGCATCATGACTATGTGATGAAGCAGCATAACTACCTTTAGTTTGATACACTGAATCGTGATTATGGTTTCCCGCAGCTTTGCTGTTCCACGTCTCTTTTTCCGTATCGGTAACAAAACGGTGAATACTATCAGGAGTTATATTCGTTGCTCCGTGTGTATGCGAACTCGCTGCATAACTTCCGACCGGTTGATATACTCCTGCGTGGTTGTGATTAGACGGAGAAGCACCAACCTCGGAAGCTGTATATGAAGGTTTATTCGGCTGCTTCGCCCACGATGAAACATCACTTGCCGGCATAGAAGAAGGGAAATCGCTAATATCTGAAACCTTATGTGTATGCGCTTTCGGTACACGTGTATCACTTAGACGTGCATCATTTCCCTCGCATACGGTTTCTTCCTCACTGCCAAAATTCTTATTAAAAGCAGAGTTTTTAGTGAATGCAGGTTCATAAGTACCAGCATGATTGTGATTAGATGGAGATGCACCTACTTCGCTCGCTGTGTAACTAGGTTTACTAGCAGCCTTCGCCCATGCAGATACATCGCTTGCCGGCATCGAGGTTGGGAAGTCGCTAATATCCGCTTTCTTATGCGTGTGAGCTAACGGAGTTCTTGCATTGCTTAACCGGGCGTCGTTACCCTCGCATACAGTCCCAGCACTAGTCCCAAAATCTTTATTAAAAGCTGTAAGTTTAGTGATAATCAGTTCATATCGACTATCATGGTTATGGGAGTCCAAAGCTGCTTTCAATGCCTTTCCCTGTTCGGCGGAAAGGACTTTATTAGTCCCTCCACTTGTCAGATTATTAACAATATCAGAAATATTAAGTTTCTTTCCTAGCTCTGTTGCCATCGTCGTGGCAAAGTTAGGATCATTGTTAAGGGCATTCGCCAATTCAATAAGTGTATCGAGAGCATCCGGAGCACCGGCAACAAGCGCATCAACCGCAGCTTTCACTTTTGCGTCAACTCCTGAAACAGCATTGTTAGCGGCCAATGCTGCTGCGTTGGCATCGTCCGTGGCTTTCTTTGCTAACCCTGTTTGTATTACAGATGCATCCTTGGCTGCATTTGCGTCATCTGTCGCTTTCTTCGCTAAGGCAGTTTGAGCTTCCGATTCAGCTTTAGCGGCATTGGCGCCTGCCGCTGCAATCTTAGCTCCTTCTTTGGCTTCATTAACACTACCAGCCACAGTATTAGCCGCATCCGTGGCTTTCTTAGCGAGGGCTGTCTGCTCAACAGACGCATTTTTAGCGGCATTTGCATCGTTAGTAGCTTTCTTAACGGCTTCAAGCTCTGCCGTGGCTTCTTCTGTTGCCTGTGTCATTTCCTGCACAATATCGGCATACTCTGACTTACGTTGAGACTCTGCTTCGACACGTTCAGTTTCGGCATTTACACGCTTAGTCTCATTTGATGAACGAGTACCTTCCGCAGTTTTACGCTCATCTTCATTCTGTTTTCTCTTATCTTCTTCGGATGATCGAGAAGTTTCAGCCGTGGCACGTTCGGTTTCAGCAGCGTTTCTCTTACTTTCTTCTGACACCCGGTCTGTCTCCGCTGACTTGCGGGCAGTTTCGGCAGATACACGTTCAGATTCGACGGTAACACGGTCAGATTCGGCAGCCACACGTGAGGTTTCATTCGTTTCCCTTGTCGCTTCATCTGCTTTCCGCTTATCCTCGGCAGAAACACGGGTAGATTCAGCGGAAGAACGACCACTCTCCGCAGTTTTTCGTTTGTCTTCTTCCTTCACACGTTCCGATTCAGCAGAAGAACGACCTGTTTCAGCGGTCTTGCGTGCATCTTCATTACTTTTACGTGTTTGTTCATCCGAGACACGTTCAGCTTCTGTATCAACACGTCCGGATTCAGCAATTACCCGTTTATCTTCAGCAGTTACGCGGGCCGCTTCTTCTGTCTTACGCGCATCTTCATTTTGCTTTCTGATATTTTCAGCAGAGGAACGTCCGGTTTCAGCCGTAACACGTTCTGTTTCGGAAGTCTTTCTTTTATCTTCTTCGGACACACGGGAAGTTTCGGCAGATTTGCGTGCATTCTCATTAGTCACACGTTCGGATTCGGCATTGCCTCTCGCTGTTTCAGCATTCTTTCTAACCTGCTCGTTAGATTCTCGTGTACCTTCGTCAGTTACACGTTTCTTTTCTGCATTGTCCCGTGCAGTTTCAGCAGTAGAGCGTCCACTTTCAGCGGTTTTACGTGCATTTTCATTAGTGATACGTACTGATTCAGCAACTTCCCGGGCTTGCTCTTCACGAGAACGATTCGTTTCGGCTGTCTGCCTGGATTGTTCGGAAGCATTGCGACGGGATTCATCAGTTTCACGAGTCGATTCATTCTCTTCAACTGTGGCTTCTAACTGCCTCATATCGGTAGTTGCTGTTTGTGCATCACTCGTAGCCTTGAGCATATTATCCAAGGCAGTCTGAATCTTCTCTAAACCAAATTTAAGGCTAGTCTTAACTCCGTTGATTACTCGGTAGCCGATAGTGAAGAAGCCTTTCATGTCGCTGGCTTCGTTCAGTTCTGATATTTTTTTCTTCTTTAATGGCATAGCAAATCAATTTAAATCTATATAAAACTCTCCGTCCTCTGTTATGATAAATTCGCCCGCTTCGGATGAAAGCAAGAACTCCGTTTCTCCGATCCGAAAGCTGGTAAATACGAGTTTCAAGGTAAATTCCCACCATACACCGTTATTTAGCATGAAATCATTCGTCTGACAACTTTTATAATAGCAGGGATAGCTTTCACTCCATTCATCACAATAAAATATACGTTCCGCGTCGGAATACTCATATCCTTCATCATCGACTTTAGCAGATAGCCGTGTTAAATCATGGAGTAGGGCATCGTGATTACGCCAGAACAATTCAACCGTCCCGGCCCGCATCAGGCATTTGAGAGATACTTCTTTGGTTTGGAATTTCACAACTTCACCATCGTAGATTGCTCCGTCTTGACGCTTGAAATTCTGTAATAGGTTCTTTTTTACCGTCGGAGCCTTTAGTATTTCAGCATTGCTACCTTGCAATACGACTACGCCATAATCGGATAAGTCTTTGTCATCAATCTCGTAACCTTTAGGCATTGGAAGCTCATTTACGGGCTCCTGGTATTCGTAATCGACTTCTCGGGGGAAGTCGTTACTAAAAATAAATTTAGCAACTTCAAGGCCCGGATTAATAACATAGCTGCTTTGGGAAGACAGACGTAACTTATAACTCCTGCCGATTAAGGGAAAGTAAAATTCATGATAACTCAAGTCAGAAAGTATATCAATCAGTCCACCAATACCCAAACTGCCTATATATGCAAACTCAATGCTTACTTCAGCCGTATCCAATGTAGGACTAGAAAGATCAAATTCCTGTCCGTCTTCTTCCGGCCAATCATTCTTGTCCGGTTCCTTCATGGTTGGAAATGCTACCAGGTTATTATAACTTCCCTTTGTAATACATATACCCAAACTGATATAAGCATCTATTCTGTCTATTAGTAATTGCCCTTTCATCGCTTAAGTGTTATACCTTTAGTGTTTAACGTGTCTATTCCCAGCTTTACAGCGTACATGAACTCTCTTATTTCCACAAGGTTAGATGTGTAATTGGAGATATCCGATAAATGGGAAACAATAGTATCATTACCCCGAAGCATTTCAGCCATATTCTTATCCATATTTATTAGATATGACAGTTTCTCTGCTATTTTCTCTGTTCCTGAATTAATACTCTTAACTTCCTCATTTATAGAATAAGTATGCGAAGTCATTACAGCAAAGCTTCCATCTAGTTTGTTGGCTGAATCTTGCGACATTGAAGCAAATCCTTTCTTTGATGCCTCACGCTCATCGTCGTTATCATTCCAGCCGAACATTTCTGCCATTGCATCTCGTTTTGCTTTCATTTCATTAGAGAGCTGTTGCCCTTCTGCCTTCAGTGCATTATACTCATCTTCAGTCACACCGTCATCCATAGCATTGTTAAGTTTTTCTCTCCAAGCCATTAAGCTGTCCATGAATTCTTCTTTAAGCATAGAATTTACGATGGCATTCTTCATATATTCCTCGAAGTTATCAGCGAAGTCAGCAGAATCGGCGTCCATATCATTAAGCAAGTCCTGAAAGTCTGAACGAAGAGAGCTGTAATCAAGAAGCGTGGTATCAGCTATTTGCTGTTCCAGCACCTCCGCTACCTGTCCGACACCATTTGCGATTTGATCTGCAAATTTCTGCGTGTCTGAATCAAGTTGAGACCAGAAGATACCGGCATGTTCCTGAAGTTCCGCAAGTTGCTCATCGGTCAAATCAAATAATCCAGTCATACGACCACCCATTTTCTTTTTAAATTCCTTTACGGACATGCCTAATGCCTCTGCAGCTTGTTTCCAACCTTCACCGGACATATCATCTACTTCATCATAACCCTTTGAGTGTGACTTTCCAGAAGCACCAGAATTTAAGTATTGTTGCCCCAGTACTCGGGCATTTGCGCTTTGTTCTTTGATATTGGCAATAGCAGCTTCATAAACAGCGTTTGCGGTATCTCCTGTCAAGGTCTCCGCTAACTCCAGCTGTTTCTCAATTATCCGATCAAGAATATTAATATAGGATTCATACGTTTCTTTCGCTTTCTCGTATTTTTCTGTCGTATCGTCCTTAGTGAACATACTGAAAATCTTTGTTGCTACCTGTATAACGGCACTAATAACAGCAAGAATAACAGATGCCTTCTCAACTGTACTGATAGCGTTAGCCGATGTATCTGCTGCCATTTCAACACCACTCATAGCAGTCAATGCAAAGGTCCCTATTTCACCAATCAATGAGATAATTTCACCAGCCGGTCCACCGATTGATTTTCCAACATCAGTTAATGCGTCTGATAATTCATCTAACTGTGCTTTTACATCTTTCTCTGCTTTCTTTACCTTAGCATCCTTCTGTACCACCTTATCTTTCGCCTCATTGTATCTCGAAGTCTTTTCTTTTACTTTATCCAAAGCCTGTGCCTCGGTCAGATAAGCTTTTGTGGAATCAATTTTACCAGTCTTTTCGTTGAATTTAGAGGACTTGACACCATTTTCAATCTTAGCACCACCTTTTACAGCTTCTTGAGTCTGTTTAGCATTTTCTAATTCCATTTGCGCATTAGCTAACTCTTCCTCTGCTTCTGCTAATTCTTTCTTCTTGTCAGATAATGATTGAAACGGGTTACGTGAATCCAATTCATCCATAATTGATTGAATAGTACTAGTATATTCGCGAAGCTGGTCCGGGGAAAGAACTTTGGCAGCCGTACTCTTTGCATTCTCTAATTGAGTAAGCAGAGAATTAAGAGTTTCAGAAGACGTTTCTTTCAGATTTTCAAATGCACGAACATACTCCGGAGACTCTTTCAACTTATCGTAATCCAGGCCCATCAATTCCATTCCCTTGTTCTTTGTTGCTTGAGCAATAGACCGATCAATTTGTTCAACCTGTTCTGTATCTCCATTCTTTACTGCTTGTTTTCGTTGTTCCTGCAAGGTGGCAATATCTTCGTTGAATTTTCGTTCAATAGCAAGGCGTTGGTCCGTATAGTCTTGATACTGATTCAGCAAATCAGCTAAATCATCCCCACGATTGTACTTTAAATCTGTAGTTTCCTTTTTTTCATTAGCAACTTTATCAAATGCATCAAACTGTTTCTTTACTGGCTCTGACTTGACATATACTGATGCATTGAAGATTTTATCTTTATTGTCAGGATTAGCATCAAAGGCGGAACGAGCATCTTCAATCACTTTTAACTTTTTGTCTTCAGCTTCGCGATCGATAGCCTGTAATTCTAGTTTATGATTGAGTTCCCTTTGTTTTAGAACCTTTTCACTGCTCTCTTTAAGCTTATTTATTTCAAGCTGCTCTAGTTGGTTTGCAGAGTCTTCTTTCATACGCTGTTGCTCTCTATTCTGCTTATCTAGCAGGAGTTTATATTTCTCCTGTTCTTCACGTAGCTTTTTCGCTTGGTCATCCTTCTTGGAAGATGAATCATAGACTTTTAATTCTTTTTCAGCCTCCTTTAGCTTCTTGACATTTTCTTTATAAGACTTTACCACAGCAGAATCTATCCCTTTGAACTTTCCGGCATCCATTTGCTTCTTTTGTACTGAAGCGATTGATTCCAATGTTTTAGTAGCATCTTCTTTTTGTTTTGTCCAAAAGGCTTTATTTTGAATGGCAGCTTTTTCTTCTTCTTTCTTTTGTTCTTCCTTTGCTTTCTTCTGAATTTCATTTATTTTCTCTACTTCTTCTTTTGCAAGACGGGCAGACTCTGCAGCTTCATTCTTCTTTTTGGCTAATCGTCCAATTCTTATACTTAATCCTGGATCTTCAATACCATCTTTTCTATTTTTTTCAGCTTCATCGATAGCCTTTTGCCATTCAGCGGTAGCTGCATCAAGTTCTTCTTGCTTCATAACAGCTCTAACCTTAATCCCCATTACATATTGCTCATTTTTATCTTTGTTGAGTAGTTTTAAAATATCATGGAGTTCCATTGTTTTAATCTTCTCTAAATCAAGATTTTTTAAAACATTTGGCATTATAGATTGAAGTTGTTTGTATGCACTTAATTTATCAAATTGACTGGATGTTTCATCTCTTATAATATTGACAAGACTTTCTGCCTTATTTTTCAATTCATCAAAATGTTTTTTTTGAGTCTCCATAGCAGCATTATGCTTTCTTATAGCTCTTTCGGAGACAGATTCTGCTGTAGCACATTTGTAAATTGCATACCCAAGCCCTGCAAATGCGGCAGCTGCTAATACATAAGGATTAGTTAACATTGCAGCAGCATTTTTTAGTTGTGCAATAGTTTGAGCTTTGAGGGCTTTTGTCAATAAGATACGAGAAGATGTATTCTTTGCAATCATTGTTGCCTCAATAGCGTACAAGCCTTTCTTTAGGACTAAATCAGCGGCCTCAATAGCACGCTGTCGATTTACAATTGCTGTTACCGTTGCATATACTTGCTTAGCAGTACTTACAGCAAGAATACTGCCTTTGTATCCTGCAAGGGCAGTCGTAACAACAACTATTAATGCTCCTATTTCTTTCAATGCTTCTTGAGCGCTTCCGTCAGCAAAGGCTTCATTCATAGATTGCGCTGCACTGGATATTTCCTTTAAGATTTCTTTTCCTAACGGGCGAAGGGCAGCTGTTATATTATTACCAAGAAGCTTCATTTGATTCTCGGCTGATGAGGACATTTCTATAAAAGCAGCTTCTGCGGCACCTGTTGCATTTTTCATTTGTTCCAGATCGGACGCAGCACCTACTGCATTTTGTCCGGTTATCATTAGTGCAGCCTGTAAAGCTTCGTCGGTACCCAATAATTCTTTCATTTTTGTAGTACTTCCGTTTGCTTCGTTATAGATCAGCTGTAATGCTTCCTGGAAAGAACGTCCGGAAAAGGCTGCATCACCTAAATGGTTAGCCGTTCCCATAATTGCCGCACGTATTTTAGTCATCGCTTCGGCTGTTGGAACACCTTGTTTGGTTATTGATACGACAGCTGCTAGCACGTCTTCAATATCAATACCGAAGGACGAGGCAATGGGAGCAGCTTGAGCAATACTCTTTCCAAGTTCTCCCATTGTAGTTTTACCAAGCTTGGCTGTGGTAAATAACATATCAGAAACAGATTCTGCTTCAGAAGCTCCTTTTTTATATGCATTAAGAATTGTAGTGATAGCATCTGCCGAAGTAGCCGTTTCTGTAACGCCGCCGATAGCAGCCTTAGCAGATACTTTTAGAATATTCATAGCATCCGCTCCATCATGTCCTGCAGATACAATCTGATATAGTGCTTTCGCTGACTCTACGGCTCCGACTGGAACCTCTCTAGTCATATCAATAACGCTATTCATAAAATCGGTAAGACTGCCTTTTATCCCGCTTGAAAGAGTAGCAACTTCTTTCATGCTTTGCTGGAACTGCTTTTCGAAGTTATATGCTTCTTTGGCTGCTTGAGTAAATGCGATTCCCGCACTAATGCCAATCCCTCCGAATACATCAAAAGCGGTAATTTCACCGGCCATTGCCTTTATGATTCCCATCGCTTCTTGACGCCCGGAATATAGCCCTGAATTATCTATACCTGTAGCGAAATATAACGCACCATCTTTATTCTGAATACCCATATAGCATTTATTCTTAAAATATAAAGAGGAGGTAAAATTTGGCTATTTCGAGAAGAATAAGCATCTTTGCAGTGTTCTAAGACCAAGGAACGATTTTTATTTCAACGTATTAGGGAGTTGATTCGCCTACTATACCACAATATAGGCTATCAATTCCCTTTGCTACATAATCCTAATGCGTTGCAATAGATTATGTTCCTTGGTCGGAAAGAATAGGGGAGAGATAGCCTTTTTCTATAATATATAAATTACTATTCATTAGCGCCATGACCAAGGAAAATGAGAACGTATCTGTAGCGAATAAAAGGAACTACACAGAAGAAGAAATTAATGCTGCTTACAAGAAGGGCAAGGATGAAGGAAGAATTGAAGGGATGCTCGCTTATCAGAAAAGATTGATTGAGAATCTACAGCGGGATAATGCATCTCTCAATCAGAAGCTTCAGGAGATTAAAAAATAATCCCCCATATCTTCACAGATACAAGGGACTAGAAAACATACTCTAAACCAATTTATAAAAAAACAGTTAACCTAATATATAAACACAATGGCAAATTACCTTATCGTTTGACCTTTCCAGCAATATCGTTATATTTCTTTATCCTGACTGTCTTACTAGGGTCATCAAAAGACGGAAGTTCTACCCACTCGTAATCTTGCCCTTCAACATTTCCGTCTTCGTCAGTCGTTTTATTACGCTGTTTCATCACAAATGAGTACTCCTGAAGCAATATCTCTATTAATCCATAGCTACTATCCAACGTCTGATTAAACGTTAATCCTAGGGCTTCTTTTGCAATAACTAAGAATCTGCTTTGGTTATATCCTTCCAGCTTTGCAGATTCTTCCGAGCGGCTATTATCTCCGTCTCTCGTAGCGGGCTCACGTTCCGAAGCATCGTGATAGATGTGCAAAAAGGGTGATACCCTATACGATATATGATTGCATTAAACAGGATCCGTATATCCTCCCATGTCGTATTGTCTGCGAGAGTATTCTTGAACCATTCCGGAGGATCATTAGGCTTATTGTGAATCCCCAGGCAGACAATATCAAAAAGCAATCCTCCATATTTATTCATCAATTCTGGAAAATCAGCATTCAGCTCACCATCTTTCACAATCATTTTATCAATATCTTCCTTTTCAATTTCAAGGAGAAGCGGACGAATTCTAAACCATGTCCGGACAGTGATAGGCTTTATTACAATACAATCACCGGGATCCTTTCCTTTTGGAATAGAATCTCGGTTAGTAAAATCAAATGGAATCTTGACAGGCTGCTCCGTTACAGATTCCGATTCTTGCTGAAATAAGTTCTTTATACTCATAATTTCCTCAAGGAGCCTAGCCCGTTGTACTTCCGGGCAATACTTCCGGTTATTTGCAACTAACCTTCAATACTTTCAGCTCCATCCTTCAATAGTTTGTTCCTGTAGACGGAATCGAACCGCCGGTCTCTACTTAATAAATGTAGCGCTCTAACCAACTTAAGCTATACAGGACCGTTAATTATTTTTTCGCACCACTTGGAGCAGCTTCTCCGCTTTCGACATTCGCTGCATTAGCTGGGGCTTCTCCGCCTTCGGCAATAGTAACTACTTCGCGCATAAAAGCGGTCTGTCTCTTACCGTCTACAGTAACAGCAGCTTGCATATATACACGAACAAGCAACAACTCTGCTTGTTCTGATCCGGGAGCCTGCGAAATCTTTGAGGCGATCTTACCATTCACGATGGTATAAACGACCTTCTTACCGTTTTTAGGTAATGTTTCGCACTGGAACGTTTTTGAAATAGAAGGAGTATTAAGAGGCTTTTTCCAGATGTTTTTTCCGCCTGTTGTATCTACTTCACCGCCTGCCAGTTCTTTGAGAACCTCATTTGATGGAGTAGGGATGGAGAACTCGACATAATCTGTCGTATCTTTCACAAGTTCAACATAAAAAGGTTCTTCACTGCCTTCCACTTCAATTTTTACTTCTTTGGGATCTGCAAAGTTGAATGCAACACTTCCTTTGGTCGGAAGGGGATAATCTTTGAGATCTGCACCGGGAATGCCGTCACCGACTGTTCCAAATTTAATTTTACCTACGCCCATAGCGATAGGTCTTACTTCTCCTGCCATAATTATTGATCTATTAAAATTTCTAATCTAATATTTGTACAAGCGAATTTCTCTTTCAAGTCCGGCATTGGAACACTCCAGAGAACTGTCACTTCTTTACATACACCGTCATTACTATTGATTGAATCAAGCGACTTCCGCACCTTACGCTTTAATTCTTTCATTCGTTGACGTTTTAACATACCATTCTCATCACTCCAAGGTACGAAGATATTGATGTTAACAGGCACTTTATTGATAAAGTCAAGTTCATTCAATTGCAGATGATTGATAACGATATGTTCATTGGTCAAGCCAGCTTCCGATTTGTCCTTGTAAATCATAACATCGGTGCCCGCAGCGGCCACAGCATTATAAACTATATCTACAGCGTCAAATTCATCCATATTCAAATTTTACTAAAAACAGATTTCAATGTCTCCCTTAGATATTTCTCACATTGAACGTTCGCACCTGAAACGACTTCATACCCTTTAGCTTCCACGGCTGCCGCATATTCCATTCCTGCAACGCCGACCAACACATAACCACCAGTATACGACAGTGAGACTTCTTCTGCAAGCCTACGACCTTTGTACTTACCGGTGGTCTTGTCAGTACCTTTGTCTCCTTCTTTGAAGTTCTCTGTAACCACTTCACCGTCTTTAGCTATTATATATCCGATAGAGGAACGAAGATTACCGGTCTGGTCTTTATATGAGCCACTCCGGCGGGCTACTTCGATAAACTTTTCACCTCCTGCTTGCAGGAAAACAAGCATCTTATCTTCTGCTTTACTTTGAAAATGGTCGAACCAGCGTTCCATTTCATCAAAGGTGAATAGGGGAGTCATGCCATTTTTCATACGTTGATAATTGAATGTGATTGATAAGGTTCCCAACAGATAACCGGTACATCAATACCCTTTGATGCAACTTTCAAACGCAAAAACTTACTATCTGCCGGCGGTTGCATTTTGGAGTAGAAATAGCCATGTACCTGTGTTTCATCACCAGCCGAATTGTGTTTTAAAACAATTCTTCCATCGCTTACCGGGTCGTAGCGTCCGGGGACAGATATTTCAACCGGTTTCCCAGGAACCCATTCACCATTAACTAAGTGCCCGTTAGCCTCAATAGTAACTATTGCTGTATGTGGATACCGTTTTACCATCTGTTGCCAGCTCTCCCTTTGATAATGATTCGTTTCTCAAGTTTAGCAGCTTTCTCCGGCTCCCCGTTCTCTATGTACAGTTGCTTTGCAGTCTGAATATAGAAAGAACGGGGATGAGTGATAGAAAGCTTGTTTTCACTGAAATCTTGAGAGTTTACCATCATGGCATACATATCAGCGACACAAAGACCGACTTGCTTCATGCTTTCAGTAGTACATTCCGCTTCGGGGTTGATACCCCGCCTAACGAAGACTACCTTATCCAAGAAGCCTTCCATATCCCCAATAGATGGATATTCCAGTATTGTTTCTCTGATTGTTGCCATTATAGTTTACTCTTCATCTGTTTTTTCAGTATCTTCATCGGCCGCCCATTCCTTGGCATCAGTTTTCATGATATACATTGCATCAGGATCGTTAACTACCGGGATGGCATTAGCTTCTGCTTTAGTCCACTCTTTGAACGGTTCAAGTTCAGACCACTTGCTGATAAAAACAAAGTCTTTTTTCAGTGTTGTTGCTTTCTTCTTGTACTCGACAGAATGTTCCGCTGCAATAGGACCATGTTGGATGTCACCGCATTGTAAATCTTCCAAAAAACAGATATTAGCGGCTTCCCATGGATTGATCGTAGTGCGATTATGAGAAGCATCTTCAATACGAACAGCCGGGCTCACTAAGACAATTTGAACACCTTCTGTATTCTCTTGTGCAGAGAGATATTCATTGATAACTTTCTTGGAGATAGTCAGCTTTTCTTTCTGATTGATCCAGCCTTTAACTTTCTCGATAACGGCTTTCTGTTTCTTCAATAAAGCAAATCGATCTTTACGCATCACTACGTACTTAATGGTAACACCATCAGCAGAGGCAGAAACTACTGTATCTTCAATGTCTTGCAATCCGTCTGCAGTGTTTGCATTTGCCCAGTCAGCAGCAGAAACCTTTTTATTTTCATTCTTCATACCACAACCAACAAATTCCTCGGTAACAATACCGTTATTATTGCTTGAGTTTAGAGTGAACCCACCTTTAGACATCAGCTGCATGCACCACCATTCGAAACGTCCACGAACAGCGTTATATACAAAGTCCTGATCTTTGAAAGCGAGGTCAAGGATAGATTTCAAATCCGAATCACCTTCACAATCACGGCTAAGTTGCCGGTATTCGTTCCAGTCGCTTTCATTCATACCACGCTTAACGGCAGTCTTGGGGATATCACCTGACATCTTACCTACAACTTCACGTTTCTTTTGCGGTGCAGAAGAATCAAAGCTGATAACGTCTGCAATAACAGGAGCACCTTTCTCTCCGGTCAAAGTTTCCCATTTCAGAGAATCTTTCTGCTTTACACCGAAGAAGTTAGGGAAGAAGACCGGCTTAACTTTACGTGAGTTAAGTCGTGCTCCCATGTTCTTACGGTTCACTTGTTTAATTAAACTTCTTTCCATATATCATTTATTTTAATGGATTAGACAAAACGGATAAAACGGAGCAATGCTTTAATAGCGTCGTCAACAGGGTAGGGCATTACTGCTTCATTAACAGTACCACGCACCAAGAGGCCTGACTGCTGGTTAGCTACGGTCACATCAACCTTGTTCATAGTGATAACCTCCGGGGTATACTTGAACTTTGCAGCTTTGGCAGCAGCTTTAGCAGTAACAAGGACTAAGACATCATTAATCTTTGCGGCTCCAATAGCTCCAGAAAGAGTTATTGTGTCATAAGCTGCATTGGTTTTGTCAATTGCAGAGATTACATCAGAAGCTCCGGTTAAAGCACCACCGATTGTAACAGCTTCCCCAACTTTAAACACATGATTCTTTGCGATTTGAATAGCAACAGCATCGGCAGCCGCGACAGCAGTAACTTTTCCGGTTTTAACAACATGGTAAAGGCCATTAGCATCTTTACCCACAATTACAAGCGGAGGAAGCTCGTCGATGATTCCCTTCAGTTCCGCGCGGGCAATAGTTCCACCGCCCTGAATGTCCTCGATAATCTTTTCGATACCAGGAGCATACTGAAATTCACTTTGTTTTTTTCTGAACATAGCTTTTAATATTAATAATTATTCTTCCAGACCAAGGCTAGCAGTGCCATTATCAGAGCTTTCCTCGTCCTCCATTAACTTTAACCATTCCTGTTCGGTACGTTCTTTGGGCTTATAGGAATTAGGCTTGTAATCACCACCGGCGACTTCATCATCAATAACAGATTGTTTGATTTCGGCAAATTCTTCTTGAAGCTCTTTAATCTGGTCTTCAACAGAAGTTTCAGAATTGACATCAATACGATTGAACCATTTTGCAGGGAGTTTAGAATCTGCAAACAATGCTTTAGCAGATGCCTGCTTCGTAGAAGTAGTGACTGTTGTAGCGACAGTAGAGACAGATGCAGCCAACTCGGAAATCTGTTTCTGCTGGGCTTTCAACAACTTAACAACAGAAGCAGGCAAGCCTTCGAGATCTTCGTCCTCGTCTTCATCTTCTTCGTCATCTTTCGGCTTCTTAGTTTTTTTAGTCTTAGTTGTCTCAATAGGTTTTCCATCCTTCAAACCGTGTTTTTTCTCATAAGCGGCAATAGCAGCATCAATACTGGCTTGACTGCCTTGTTCATTTGATACCAAGTCCGGAAGAATATTATCCTTGAATAGCCCAATATAGTTATCCAGATTCTCTTCACTTTCGATGTCAAAAAGAGCTTGCACCTTGGCCGCATACTTTTCAGGAATTCCAGCTTTTTTCAAAGCTGCTTTGATGGTTGCTAAAATCTTCATACTTTTTTCCTTAAAATATATTGGGAGTAAATTTTTCCTGCTTATATATTTTATTTCAGAACCAAATGCATACATTTGCAATATGGATAAGAAGAAAGAATATAAAGTCAAAGCTAAAGCACTCGCTCTTCAAAATGGATTCGACCAAGTTTCCTACTATGGAGAATGGAATGGCTATTTGGCATATACAGCATCCCGGAAAGAAGACAAGGAGTGCTGTATTGGATATCCTCAATTTATCCTAGTAAAAGATGATACTGCACATCTGGCACCATATATACAATCACCAGATATCATGGGTATAGTTTCCATGCCAAAAGATTACAGCGAGACATTGCTATAATTTTCTCACTATTCCGTCAATAATATCAGTATTCACTAATAAGTTATCTACACGAAGCACATTTACCCCATATTGTAGTTTTATTCTCTTTGATATGTCAGCCCAATTAACAATTTTGCCATTTTGAGGGTCATAAAGAACAATCTTTCCATTAACTAATTTTTCTAAGGTTATGATATGCCCGGAATTTCCACTTTTCCAAGAGAAATCAATATGATATCTTCCTGGTTCTTTTACCAATTCTATAATCTCTTTAGTAAGTGCACTAATATTCTTGCTTTTTAAAGCACCTGTTCTAGTTACATCATATACACCTCCTGCTCTCTTTTTGACAGGTGTTGCCATAGTTTCTGGATCAATCCAAGCCCAATTTGTTTTGCTAGACAGTTCGTAAGGAATATTCCCGGCTTTTTGAAGATTAGGCAATGCTGTTACATCATATCCACGTCGCCTTAATTCGTTTGCAACAACGCATGATTGACAGTTTACACCATATTCATGGCTCTTACTGAAGTTTATATTTCCCTGTAGTTCATTAGCTTCTTCGAAAGTCATTTCCTTACCTCTCTTAATACCAATTTTTTGCTCAATCTTGGTTTGATTGAAGTTTCTCGCAAATCGTTCTTCCCATCTTTTTTGAATATCATTTTTCTCTGCATCAGTTTTGATGCGTTTAGGTCTAGAAACCTTTATAACTTCATTCGTAATAGGTTGGGAAACTATTTCTCTTTGTAGTCCTCCATCATTGGTAAAGTTATCCTTATACCAGAAAGCCGATTGCAATCCATCTTTATTCTCTCTGACGAAATCCTTTGCTCCCTGGGGAATATCTGTAATAACCTGCTCTTTCGGAACTGTGTCATTCAGCAAGAAATCAGCAAAGTCTTCCGGTTCCATGGTGATAGGAGTAGCAAAACAGATACAAAAAGGATGAAAGCCTGTAAATTTGAACGTTTTCGGATATTTTCCAATCATCGCATCACAGATCTTACACGGTCCGCGATTATTGGCCGAACGCTGTATCTCAATTCCTAGTATAAAATCCTGTTTACTCCAACGTTCATAGTCTGCACTACGATAAGCTGTGTTCGTAGTTGTTGCAGATGTTCGGAGAGCGTTCTTGTATGCAGAGCGGTATACACCTTGCCCTGGATGATAATCTTTCATCGGTTGTGATAGAACCAATTCACCTTTCTCATTTCGGATCCGGCGAAAACGTTTTTGGGGATTTTGCAAAATTTGCCGTATATCACTACTAATTCCGTTTGAATTACGTCCGGCAACTACGCCGCTATCAAGATAGAATTCGAGTTGCGATTTCGTTTGCTGTGTAATATACCAAACTCTATCAGACAATTTTAGACCGTTGGAATCTATATCATTCTTTAGAGCCTCAAATGCAGATAGGCTATGAGTAAACATTCCATCCTTAGTTGCGCTAGAAATAGACATTCCCTTGATGAACAGGGAAATAAAATCATCATTCTTCCTCTCTGCTCGTTCCCAGCCATCCTTTTGGAATGCGGAAATATTAGCATATAACATTGATTCAAGGTTTAGTAGTTCCCGATCAACCGCACTCTCTATTCCCTGATTGCTTATCCATACATTGTTTTTCCCCGCATCAGACCATTTACGGAGATACGGGGAAACAGAAAGTATAAACTGATTAAAGATATTGGCTATTACGACCTGCTGTGCAGCAACTTTCTGTATGTGCTGTTTGTCGTAGAAAGAAAGTCCGGGCATGGCTTAGAAAGTTGCTCCAATGAGTGAATTATTCTGTGCAGTCTCTTTCTCATCATTCTTCTTACGATTCAGTTCCGCTTCCACATCATCTGTATAGGGCGAATTTTTAATAATCGTCTCTTTACTATTGAATTGAGAAGCAGTTTCAAGGTTCTTGAGTTCTTCCGCCAAATCCTGTGGGAGAATACTACCAAACTCTACTTCAATGTAGTTGTCATTTAGCTGTGATGCATATTTTGTATGTGTAATATTTGCCATTCCTGCTTGGACGATTGCTACTGTTCGTTGAACAACTGGACCAAATATTTCCATCTGTTCAGTAGCTTTTATCTCTGCATCAATCAGCATAAAACGACGTGAAGTGCCGCTAAGGTTGCCAAGTCCCATTAGTTTATTTATAGACAAGTCCGGACTGGAAGCTCCGGAATGTATTGCATCATCCAGTTGGTTTAGTTCAAGTGTAACGGATTCACAAGATTGTTGCCATGCAAGATAATCTGCATCACCGTGATACGATGTACCGGTATCTGAATCAACCTCCATACTGAAGTTCAATTCCTTACCAACCGTTTCTTTGCTCGGAAGGTTAGCTAAACCATAAGTTTTCAGTATAGGTTCAGAAAAGTAATCATTAGTATCTGATAGCCGGGAAAGTCTCATTTCTTTCTTGTCAATCAAATTAGCAACATCTTCCCAATCCGGACAATCGACCTCGGCATATACTACCGGAATCTTGCCAAAACGATTCTTTATCTTTTTCACTTGCCATACACCATCCATGATACCGGAGTAGATAACATCTTTCGTATAGATTTTCACGCATTCGCAAGTACGGCCATTGACTTCTGCATTGTATTTATAGAGAAAACCGTCCATATCGTCGTCCTCATCAAAGTGTGGATAGAATTCACATTCGACATTACTATCCTTGGGAGTAGAAAGAATCTTAACTTTCAACTGACTTTTTCCGTCGTTCTTGGTAACAGGATAGAATACAATAGCAGCCTTGGTTTCAGACAACACTTTGCGAGCAAACTCTTTCAATACAGATTGCATCTTGAGTTTTCGCTTATAGACTTTTTTGAACTCGCAGATCCCGTCGTTCGGATCTTCTGCTGTGATAGTCATTTCACCACCAAATAGAAAAGCAACAGAATTACGAACGATCTTTTTAGGTAGATTAGTCACAATTTGAGCGACTTCTACAGTTTTATCCTCTAGTCTCTTTGGCTTTTCGGCTCCTGTTTCGGGGTCAACTTCTACTTCTGTATCTGAATATACAGCAATCTTTTTAGGCTCCCGATACCCAACAGATTCTTTACGACGGGTTCTGTCTCCATTGTATTCCTCCATATACTCACGAGGATTACGATTTTCACGGGTATCAACGCATAAATCACCTACTATGCTACCGAAATCTTCATTTCTTAGAATATCCTTAATGTCTGGCATATACTTTTCTCTTAAAATATAAGATCCGCTCTCTCTTTTTTATAAAGTTATTATATATTTGCACAATAGAATAAATTGTAATATGGAAATACGAGCATTTATTGATAAATATTTAAATATAATCAATGATAAGTTTAACTTGATTTTATGTGTCATTCTTTTTATAGGGGTAACAGCAATTTTTCTTTTATTGTCTCAAGTAGATGAAAGAATGACGCAAAATATTATTCAAATTAGAGGTTATATAATTACAGTATATGGGGTTTTGGTTGGTCTTCTAATTACTTACATTATTTCAAAAACTATCCAAACACGAGAAGAACGAATTCGTGTTTTTAATGATTATGTGAAGTACACTCAAAAGCTACATAAATTTAGAGCTATAATTAATAAATTATTAAATTCAGGTTTTTTCTCTAATAAAGATGTAAATGACTTTGTAGCCAAACATCCAAAAGTGACTTTCTTTGATATACAGGAAGTCTTAAATGTAGATCATACTCAAAATGCAGAAGCTGATAAATATTATGCCGACAAAAATAGAAGAGGATTTGAGCCTTTTTATTTAGAATTGAAATCATTTATTAGTGCCAAAAGTTTTGATCCTACAATATATACCGAGTTTGATAAAAATTATTATTATTCTCCAGAAATCTTAAAAAAATGGATAGAGAATAATTGTGGAAATGGTTTTTGGTATTATCTAGAAAATAAAAAAAACGAATATTCGGAATTTATACATTTGGATAAAATCAATTCAACTATCAAAGAAGAAATATTAAAACTCAGTTTGCTAATAGATAAAGAGAGATATTTCGATATGTCCTTTAATGATAAATTTCTTATAAAATTAGGCTACCAAGCAATGGAAGAGATAATACCTAATGTATATAAGCTCCAATTAACCTTAAATCAAGGACTTCCACGCATACTCAAAAGGTTAATTCATATAGTATTAATTTTGCTTATATTTGGAATTACACTACCTATATTCTGTTCTTTATTTGAATTTATACTAGGTGACATAATATCTATATCTATGTTTTTCTCCATTTGCTTATGGACAGTATTCTCTTTGAAAGAAATGCTTACAGAAGAATTACATACATTAGAATCTTAATCAAGCTATCCGCGCCCCACCTTACGAGTAGACACTTTAAATTTCAAGCCAAGTGATTCTGCAAACTCTGCAAGGATTGTCATTCCGTCTGATGCATCATCATGTGAGTTATCACCTTCACGTTTATAACTAGTAAGCGCTTTCATGAAACGACCGTAGTCTGATCCTTTAGAGTATTCTGATTCATCAAGAAAAGCGCAATGTTTCTTTATCCAGCCAGCCTTCATAATGATACGTGTTTCCTTGTGCTGGGTTGTTGGCCGGGCTTGTATAACACACGATTTCTTTTTCGATGTAACAAGCTTACGCACATTGATAGCAAAGATACGACCACCATTATTTGACTCAATGCGTAGCTGGTCGCATTCGGTATCTATTACCATTTGTGCCAGGCGCGGTTCTGTAACTTCAACAGGATCCTTTGTGAAAAGAATATCGGTAATGAAATATTTTGGTCCGAACACCTTTGCGAATGGTGCGCAGAAATCATCATCTCCTTTATCGGCTGTATCACAAGCTCCGAGTGTCCCATCAGGTTTCTTTCCTGCAATATCGGCTAATTTGAAGCGCATGAGAGACGATTTGGGGAATAGTAACCCTTTGGCTTCGAATGGTTCCTGCATATATTCGGCCATCCAAATGCTTTCGTCGGTTTCAGAACGTAGTTCCCGGTAATATTCCGTAGTATGTACATCAGCGCAAAAAGTTTCATCGTTTTCATCAAGAGCTGCGATCCGGATGATTTCATTATACTTGCCGGCTTCTTCCATACGTCCGAGGACATCACTAGAAGACCAGCGGGTACCAATGTCAATCATACAGCAGCTTCCCTCAATACGTGAATCGTGCGTACCTTGTTTCCAAGACCATACCTTCTCGTTATTATTGTCGGATAACGCATCTTCCAGGCTCTTGTATAAGTCGTCGGTCATGGCAAGCATTGATGCACCGAAACCGATCACGGTGCCGCCAACACCACCACCGAAATAAGATACCTGGCGAGCGCCTTCCACATTCCAACTCTTCACATTCTGTTTATCACCTTTCAGATGAATATCAGGGAATATCTCTTTGTAACGCTTAGATTTTACAATATCACGGGTATCGTATGACAGCTTATTGTAAAGAGTATCAGAGCAACAGTTACGCATTACAGATTCTTCCGGGAAGTGACCGTACATCCAGGCTATAAACAATGAGGAAATATAAGACTTACCGGCACGTGGCGGCATACTGACAGCAAGGCGATAGATAATATTAGCTAAATAGGAGGTATACACACGCATGAACGCTTCGGCTACTTTCTTCAAGAATAATCGTTTGGCAAAGAACTTAGGATCATAGTATAAGCAGAAAGCCCAGAAATCATTCCGGGCTTCACGCTTGCGAAGTATAGTTGCTGCTTTCGCTTGTCTAAGCAGTATTTCTCTTTCACTCTTTTTCTTTACCATCAATAATAGCCTGAAGTTGTTCGTCTGTCAATGATTCCAATTCATCACCAAGGTTTACATTCGCGTCTACTTCTTTCTTGTCACGCCATTTTTCCGGCTGTCGATTCTTCAACCAGAAAATAGCGGCTGTTGTATCAGGAGGATAATGCTCTATAAATTCCTTCGAATCTGTAATCTTCCCGTTCGATGTTGCAAATTTTGTTGCTTTACAGTTATACCCAATAGCACGGTTATAGAGTCTCGATGCAACGTTAGCATCTGCTATATTTTTCCCCTTTTTTAGGGACTCAAGAAATTCGGGATAATCCTTCTTCCATTTGTTTAAAGTCTGCTCTGAAACAGAGAAGAATTCGGAGAGCTCTTTATCTGTTGCACCCAACAAACAAAGCTTTAGAGCTTGATCGGCATACTCTATTCTGTACTCTGATTTACGCCCTCTTTTTTTCTTCTCGGCCAGATTCTTCTTCTCTGTCATAAACTAACAATAACTAACAAATTGTGATAACTCTTGCCTTAGCTTGGATAATCTTCAAATTAAAATATAAATAGGGGTTACTTTTTACAGTTCTCTGGAATTACTTTAGGAACAGCATTATTCCAATTAATACTATGGTGTAGGCGTCTATACACACTTCCCATTGGGCGTATCTTTGTACAAGAAGGAGCATACATAATTGTGTAGAAAGACTTAACATAAGTCCCACTATCTAAATATATATCAGTCATTCCGCCATTTGATTGTTGAGTTGTTACTTGATTCAAAGAAACATGCGGAATCTGAAAAAACAAATTTCCTCTACTTCCTAGTAAAGTGTAGGTGTTTACATCTTCATTAATTTTACCAAAAAACTTAAAAGGCATGTTTGTATCACAAATAAATGAGTTCATTGCTTTCCGTTTAAGTAATTCACCACGAACTATATTATTCTGCTTTCCTCCGATAAAATCTCCTCTTTGAGCTAATGCAACAGCTAAAGCACCTGTTTTATTTTTGAAATCAATTAGAGCATCAAGTACTTTATCAAGATTGATAATGTTTTTCTGCTTCATTTCACCATATTGATTATAAGTGTATGAGAATTCCGTATAATCATCATCTAACTCAATAAAATATTGGTAGCCTTTTTCTTTTGCTATTTCAAAAGAAGCATTTCTCGCATAAATAATAGCTCGACGATCATTGAAGTTATCACCCTCATCTGTTTCTGATGCTATTTCTTTTTTGTCGAATACATATATGTTCTCGTAGTTTTTGCGATAACGATCTATCTTCGGATCTTCATTATCTAATACTATGATAATATCACCTGTATAGCCACATTTCCGTAATGTTTTTACTGTATGTACATTGTCAGGACGCCCATGTGTAAGTATCAATGCAACGAAGCTATTATTTTTCATCATTGCTATAATCCTCCAAATATGAGTCTGACAATTCTTTCTTTAAACAAACATATCCTAGTTCAATAGCTTTATTAAAATCTATAATGACAAGAGCTGAATTTTCCATTAAATTTTGAATGATGTTGTTTGAATGAGCATAAAATTCAGCAATTTTTCCATAATCGAAAACAATGTGCCTTGAAGCTGCAATCTGAAGAAAATCTTTAGTCTGCTTGTCTAAATTACACTCCTGAATTTGTTTCATCAGACAATTGTAAGTTTCAAGATTATAGAGTTCTGATATTGCAGGTTTATTGCCAGTCGGTGTGTAGATTGGAGATACTATTTTTTTTGTATAAAGATTATTATCTTTCTCATCGTCAGAATTATGGATATCAGTCGAAAGTTCGATCTCGTCTACTGAAAACTCCCAATCATTCAATACATCAGGCGAGAAGTTTTCTATCACTAACTTCCAATCGAATTCAGAAGTATCGGAAGTATGATTATCTGCTAGAGCTAGCAGTTTTCTCTTTTCATCTTCCGTAGATAGGTCTTTGCGCTTAATAACAATAAGCTCGGTACCGTCAGACTCAACAATACGCACTTTGAGTCCTAACTTTTGAGCTTCCTCATACACGCCATTTCCAGCGATTAACACATTGTCACGGTCGGCCAATACGGATCGACCGGCTCCACATTCAACCAGGCTTTTGTGGATAAGCCGCTTGTTTTCATCCCCATGGATACGATAGTTCCGGGGATCAATCTTAATTTCTACATTTTCTTCCATGACCAAGGAATTTTCACTAAAATATAGACTCCCCGGCTATTTTCTTTCTAATAAGTTCTTGCACTCCGTTATATATCTCATATAGCTGCTTCAATGTCTCTGGACCTTCCCATTCAGAGAAATTGCCATCCTGGAAGAAACGATACTCAAAAACGCGGGTAGCTGTCGTACCAAGGTTTAGACTTTCGAATGTTTCCCTTACTGTGTGCAGCTTGTCTAATATTTCAGCGTTTCGATCTTCTGATTCATCTGAAATATCCTCAATATCTAGCCTGGAATAATCTACATTATCATCCACAGGCAGGGGCTTGTATCTACTCCTATACTGTGAAGTAGGAGAGGATGCGTTTAGCTTTATCATCTTCAAAACAAAGAAATCAAGCTCTGTATAGCCATTTCTTTTTGTCTCAAGTAATTTATCCAGTAACCTGCTTTTCTTTTGAAGGAGCGAACAAATGACCTCATTCAAGACGTCTGTTGCTTCGTCTGAAATACCAGCAAGCCCACAATGATACAAAGAGTAATCAAGCCAGCGTTCGTAGCGTTTAGTTATGTAATTATTTACTGCTTCACTTGCCATAATTTTAATTTTTTAAATTAAGTATGACATAGCAAAGAGAATACTTTAGTGCTTCAGTAACTTACAAATAACAAATGCCGGATTTTTTCTTCAAAATCCGGCGCAACACCATTCTTTTACAAAGATAGAAAAAATATTGAAGAGAAAATTAATTCAGCGAATATTTTAAAAAGGTAATGGACCATCATCTTTAATTTGATTATCTATAGAGAATGGCACTTTGGTTTTAGAGATTGAAGAAGAACCAAGTTTCGTACCGATGGGTTCACCAGGCATGGGAATACATATGTCTTCCTCTGGATTTGAAAAGCGACAGAATTCGCCTTTGAATCGCAATAATATTTCACCTAGTGCACCGTTACGATGCTTAGCAATAATTACTTCTGCCATACCTCGCATATCGTTTCCTCGATCATCTTGAAAAATCTTATAATATTCTGGCCGATGTAAAAAAAGAACCATATCAGAATCATCGCATAATGTACCACTATCACGTAAATCTATTAACTGAGGACGTTTAGCATCAATCCCTTCACGAGATTCAATTGCCCGATTCAATTGCGATGTAATAATAATAGGAATATTCAGCTCTTTTGCTAAAGATTTTAATCTTCTTGTGAAGTAATTTATTTCCGAATATCTATTCTCTGTATATTTGATGTCATTATATAACAATTGAACATAGTCGATAGCAATCAACTTAACACCCTTTTCTTTTACTAAATAATGTGCCTTATTACACAAAATATCCATTTTCATAAGTGGTGAGTCATCTACATAAAGAGGAGCGTCTTGCAAATCTTTTAGTTTATAGTCCAATTGCTGCCACTCATAACAGGCAAGCTGTCCGCTCTTGATTTTCTCACTTGGAATTTCGCAGACATTGGTGATAAGACGATTGACTAACTGCACATTGCTCATTTCAAGAGAAAACAAAGCGACTGGAATTCTGAAGTTGACCGCCATATTTCTTAGCATAGATATAATAAATGCTGTTTTCCCCATTGCAGGACGTGCTCCTATAGTAATCAAATCACCATTCTGCCAGCCACATGTCATTTTATCCAATCTAGTGAATCCACTTTCCAAACCACTTAGTCCATCAGTTCGTGTAGCTGCCTTCTGAATTAGTTTATAGACTTCATCAATCACGGGGTTAATCTGAATACAATCATGTTCCGTATTTAATGAGGATATATCAGTCAGCTTTCCTCTGATTTCCGAAATTAAATCTTCTACATCTTGGGTTTCATCGAATACTTTTAAGCGAATATCTGTTGCAAGTGCAAGTAATTGGCGGGATATATACTTTTGTGCAATGATTCGGGCGTGATACTGCGTTTGAGACGATGATGCTACTTTGCTACTCAAGTGAGTTATATAAGCTGGTCCTCCAATTTTATCTAATTCGCCTCGTTTGCTAAGTTGCTCCTTTACAGTTAGAATATCTATCGGCATTTGATTGACCGCGAGGGTAATTATTGCAGCATATATCAGTTGATGTCGATATTCGTAAAAAGATTCTGGACGAAGAATATCACTTATTAACGCATAAGCCTTTTTGTCAGTCATTAATGTACCCAATACAGCTTTTTCTAATTCAGGTGCGTAAAGAAGGTTCATGTTAAATTGATTATCATCTTCTTGTTGCTGTTTTTTTTCTTTCATGGTTTTTTGTTTTTTTATAATAGTTTTCAAAGATACAATTATCTTCGACTTTTACCTCCGATTTCCACAACATTAAACATTTCGTTAACTCGATCGGCAATATATTCCCCATATTTTAAATGAATCTCTTCCGGAAATAAATTAGTAGTCACGAATGTTGTACAACTTCTCCTGTTGTCGTATCTCATTTGAAGTATGTACTGTATCACATCCATCTCTGTCCCGTAATGCTTTACCTTAGGCTCTCGTCCGACTTCATCCAGACCTAACGCTATTCCATTTGAACCGTCATAACTTAAGATTCCGTCAATGCCTTTCTTGCAATACTGGTTAGCTACGAAAGCTGCTGCCTCTATCGGGAATCCTCCCTGTAGGTAATATCCTGTTTTGTCTTTTCCGTTGCTATACCTGTCATACATCTGTATGATTTTCAATATGCAGGATTTTCCGGTTCCTACAGAACCATATAGCCACAATCCTTTGCTGCGGTCTAAAACGTTCGACCCTCCGATGAGATATAAAAAAATCTCATTCATGATTTCGCGATTTCGATCGTCAACGCAAAAATTTGGGCATACATATAAACAACATCTTCGGAACAAATTCATCGAATTCTTAAAAGCAATCGGGTCATAGCTTGATGGTCCGCACTTTAATTTTTGTTTCTGAATCTGTATCTGTTCTCTTACTTTTTCCATCTTTTTTGTTGCTTAGTTCTAATTTCAACCATCGGGCAAAGTGAGACATCGCGCCTTTTGGCGACTTTGTCGTTTCACCCTCATTTTGTAGTTTCATAAAGAATTGCTTCAAACACTCGTAAAAGGCTTCTATCGTAAATTCATCATAACCGGAAGAACGAGTATTCATCGTTACTGTTTCCGCCCATGATCGATTCGATTTAAGTTCAGTATAACAGTCGTCCAAAGACTTGTCGAAAAAACTATCAGCCGGAAACAGATCTCCCACGCGTAAGGGAGATATTGTCTTATTGTCTTTAGTCTTATCTTTAATGTTAACCGTTTTACTTACCCTTTTACTTACCGTTTTACTTACCGTTTTACTTTCGTCAAGTAAGTAATAAACTGGCGATTTTGCATTCTTTTTACCCGATTCGAAAGTTATTAAACCTTTTTGCTGCAATCTGTTCCTAACTTCAATGACGGTCTTCTCTGATATACCGGTTGCGAGGACGATAGTCTTGTTGGGATGTTCAAACGGATTCTGCCAACCCCGAATATTGCACTCATTCAAGAGATAGAAGTACAAAAAGACTTCGTTCGGGCTGAATTCTACACTTCGATTCATCTTCCAAAATTGGTTTATATAATCTATATAGGTCATTGTATGCTATGCCGTCAGTTTCTGACGTATTAAGTTCATATTCTTTTTCACGAGTCCGATAATACGGTTATGGTACTCGGTATTACTATTGCAGGCTCCACGGGACTGAACAATACTGAATGTCTTTAAATTGACCTCTACGGTCTCAATATGTTTCTTGCCGATTCGAGCAGAAAGAATGAGTGAATCCTTTTCTTTATAATATTTATTTGTAAAGACGCAATGGTGCATGATTTCACCTTCTTGTTGAAACTCTTCAAGACTTTTGAGCGGTACTACGACTATTTTACCATCAGACATTTTTAGGTCAAAGAACTTCGATTTTTCTTTGATATAATTCTCTGCATCCTTCTTGAGTTTAAGCAATTGTTGCATTTCTTTAGCCTTGCGTTCTTTTTCATCATCACGTTTCTTTCTCGCCACATACAAGTCATGGGCTTTTTTTAGATTCTTAGGACAAACGTAATGGGCGTTATGCAGATCCTTACGATAATGTTCAAGTAGTTTCAGATAATCAAACCACATGGAAACATCCTTAATCCGATATTTATTTCGAAGGCAAATTTTAATAGACGGCCAATACATATCAATCTTGTAACGGTGTCCCTCGAAATAATCTATTAATTCATAACGTCTTGCCTTTAGAAGTGTTTCAGCCTTGGGAAAATGGGGAATTGTAATGGTGGCAGTAAGAAATGACATACCGCGTAATTTACAATCTATACCCATTTGAATATACTTAGGTCTAAAGACGGAGGCTGGATGATAGCGTTCACAATAAACATCATTACTACAACTGTAATAATATGATCCAACAACTTTATTACGTATCTCCAAATCTCCACACCATCCACAATATCCCGTATTGTTAGCACGAGCTACTACCTCCCGGTTGCCATCATCTTTTATCCAATGTTGCAGTATCTCACGAATAAAATAACGAGGATTCGCTTCTGCCTGATAGTAAGCAATCAATTCAAAGCTTCGGATAACTTGGAATTCTTCACAAATTTCCGCTTTGGCAATAAACATCGATTGTTTGTCTGTACGCTTCCTTGACTGTTCTATCTTCAAGGATGCACCACAATGAGGACAAATAGCACGCTTACGCTTTACAGGTTCCGGAGAGAAGCGCTGCCCGCATTCCATACATATAACGCGTGTCTTGGTTGCATATCCTATATGTTTTAAACAATCGCTTTTAGCCCAGTCAATCATCATATTCTCAATATTAGGTAGCTGGCTACTTAAACCTGCTACTCTAAGCTGTAATTTCGTTCTTGGCTTCATAAGTCTTCAAATAATAAAAATTGTCCGGAAGGTATTTGCTTTTTCATCCCTTTACGCTTATTAGGGGCAGAAGCAGGCTTTTTAATTTCTGGTTGTTCTGTAGATGCTTCTTTTATCACATTTCCAGCTGATACCTTATAATTGGTTTGCTTACTAACTTTGATATCATCTTCATCGTAGTAATGAACTGCAAGCCCGAATACTTCATCGTCAGACATGAATACAGCGTTCCCACCGCGTTTTTTAGCTTCACCTATAATGTAATTGCAACATTCATCTATATTCTTATTTTGCTTCGCAAAAGAGGTGGCAAAGAGGGAATCTCTCTTTGCACGTTGCTCTAAATAAGATTGAATAACCTGTTTAAATGATTGGTTCTCTTTTCCCATGACTTTAATTATTAATTGATAAAGGCATTAATAGATAGGTTAAGCTTTTTACTTCTTCGTCGCAGCGGGTAAGAAGTGAAGCTTGCGATGGATCGCTCATAGTGATGGCAATATCTTCCGAAGGAATGTTATTCATCATTTCAATCAAGAAGCTACTTCTAAAGCCGATTTCAATATTACAGCCTGACTGCAGGATAATCGTTTCTTCTGCAGACTTAGAAAAATCTAAATCATGAGCTGCAATTTTAAGAGAGTCAGAATCGAACTTGAGGACTACCAAAGACGAACTTTCATCACAGAAGACAGATACGCGCTTTAAAGCTGACACAATATCAGCTTTCTTTAATACAGCACGATTTGGTTGCTTTTGAGGAATAACAGCGCGATAGTTAGGATACCGGCCTTCGATCATACGGCAGATTAACCGGTATGAATCAAACTCAAATAAAATATTAGTCTGATTTACCGATATCTCTACTTCCATGCAATCTTCCGGAACAATGTTAGAAAGTACTTTAGCAAACTTGCTCGGCAGGATAAAGGCCGCCCGTTCCTTGCGCGTATAAGCGGATGGATTCTCAATCATTGCTAGGCGGGTACCATCTGTTGCGACAAATGACATTGAATCTAAACCGATATCAAAATAGATACCATTCAGTACCGGACGGAGTTCATCATTGGCACTACAGATCAAAACTTGCCTTATTCCGTATAATAAATCATTGCCTGATACAAGAAATGGGCTGGCGGTATCATCCGTACTCATAGATGGGTATTGATCTCCTTTCTCAATAGGTATTGAGAACTTACCGTTTGCATACTTGACAATCAATTCCTTTTCAAGAATGGATATAATCAAAGGTTGTTCGGGAATCTCTTTTAGTCCGTCAAGTAATGTTTTTGCATTAGCCATGAAAGTGTAATTGGTGAAGTCTGCGGTACCATCTATGTTTGTAGAGATGCGTCCACCTTCTTCACCTGCGGTTACTAGAATGACTCCAAATTCATCTATAACAAACAAAAAGTTATCATAGGCAGGTAATGAGTTTTTAGGCTGTATAATTCGCCCGACTGATTTTAGCTTATCTGATAAAGCTGTTTTTGATACTGTAATTTCCATGCGTCATTGTTTTTTGGCGCATAACATAAAGAGGAGATAGGTTTCAGTAATTAAAAGCTATTAAATTGTATAGGAACAACAAAAGCCGGATAAAATCATTGTTTTATCCAGCTCAACACCATTATGTTTGCAAATATAGAGAGAGTTTTTGTATTTGCAAACGTTTCAGTCTTTTTTTTCTTCTTTTTTTTGCAATAAATCCAATACAGCCCGATTTGCCTTGTCGCAAATACTATAATCTATATCAATGTAAATATCAGCCATTTTATAGTCATTGTTCACATGGCCAAGACAGAAGTCGATGTCAGCTTTTGGTACTCCGGCTTTATTTCTTGCTAAACTAGCCCATGTGTGGCGCGCCCAATTAGTAGTAACTTTAAAATCAATCTCTAAATTCAAGCAAATGTCTTTCAGCCCACTATTGATTGCACGCATGAAATTGTTCAAGCTGCAATAGTTAGTATGAAAGTAGGAGAGGAAATACCCTTCTGTATATTTATCAAGAAGTGTGCGAAGTTCCGGTTCGATCTTTACGGAAAGTGGTACCTGTTCGTGATTTTTATCCGTATTCGTCTTTGAACGTGTGTACTCTAATCTTCCGCGACGTTCGCACGAAATACTATAAAGGTCGTTGATGTTGACCCCCATCATGTAAAACATCATCATAAATACGTCTCGTGCCATATTAGTTCGTCTTTTATCGGACTGGAAATCTCGAATTCTTAATAAGGTATTGATGTCTATATTCTTTCTTTTTCTTCGATACTCTGGAATCTCTGCCTTTTTAAACGGATCACCAGGTATTCTTATGATATCGAAGTCCTCGTTGTTATAATAGAGTTTGGCTTTGTTGTATAATGCTCTTAAGCCTCTAAGATAATGGCTTATTGTGCCAGGTTCTAGCGGAATACCTGCTGGGCCTGATTGATACAGGTCTTTTATCATCTTATTTAGTAGGAATGAGGTGATTAACTTAATATCTATCTTTTTCCTTTTCGTGTACCAGCATAGAGTATCGATAGAAGAGCTGTACCATTCGGCTGTTTTCTTCTTTTTCGTCTGAATTACTATGTTTTGAGCGAATTCTACGAAGTCTATAAATTCAGCATCAGGAGCGAGAGATTTTTCTATTTCCTCCTTGAGATCCATGCAAGACATGAATTGTGTTCTATCTTGCCCCAATTTTAAATATTCTCTCCGGATCTTCTGGATATACGCATTTATTTCGTATTCTATCATTTCTCCGTTTGTCACTCCCGATAAGATTCTTCCGGATTCGTCCATGTTTTCAGGGCGGATATAATAAGCGGTAGATATATACTGTGACTCTCTATTATGATATATTCTAATCTTTATATTAGATGTTCCATCTAGTTTTATGTGTCTTCCAGTTTGGAAAACAACTGCTTTAAATGTTGCCATATACTGTTTTAATGTTTTTTAAAGGTTAAAAAATGCATTAAACAGCTTGAATCGGGGTTATTTGATAGGAAATTACTTTAATTTCCCCTAAACGAATGTAAATAGAGAAACTTGTTCAAAGATAGTTCAAAGAAATAGCCTCTTTATTTGCCCCAAAACGGGGTATAATTGTGTCTAATTTACATAAACGAAAAAAGCCGATACAAACTGTATCAGCTCAACACCATTCAATTTTTCTTGACTTGAATTTTTCGTCGGGGTAGCGGGATTCGAACCCACGACCCCCTGCTCCCAAAGCAGGTGCGCTAACCGGACTGCGCTACACCCCG